AGCAACCACAACCTATGTTGTAGGCGACACAGTAGTCAAGGATGGAAATCTTTGGATTGCTCTCTCAGACGGAACAACAGGCACTGTAGGACCAACCCCTACAACACCACAAGATGGTGGCGTTCTTTGGTCTCATCAGGGACAGGCAGTATACAACAATCTGTATATGTCTATTGGCAAGCCCACTGCATGGTTAAATGATGCTAATCCCCCAACTCCCGAAGATTCTATTGGATATGGATATACTGTCAAAACTGCAACCATTGCAATGAAAAAAGTTTCTAAACCTGATATGACACTTGCTATTCCTAGAATAAATTGGACTGCAAACCGTGTATATACTATGTATGAACATGATCTGGCCGAAGAAATTATTCCAAACTCATACGTTATTACTGAAGGAATGAATCAGTACAACGTATACAAGTGTATTAATAATCAAAAATTTGTAGATGATTCCACTACCACTATTGCAGTTCAATCTACTGTAAAACCCACAAGTACTTCTGTATCCGAAATCGAAACCACAGCAGATGGCTATAAGTGGAAGTTTATGTATTCAATTTCTCTTGCAGATTCTTTGAAATTTTTGACAAAAGATTATATACCAGTAAACACAATTCAATATCTTCCGACCGATAGTAACTCGGCCGAGGGAGTACAATGGCAAGTTCAACAGGCCGCGCTAACATCGCCAGGACACATATCAAATGTGAAAATAATGCCGAATGAAGTAAATGGGGCCGTGACAGGTGGCGTTGGATACCTTGCAAATATAAATAGAACTGGAAAAACTATTGCTACTTCTACTTCTACTTTTACTATTGATAGTGTCGATCCTGCCATTGCTGATTATACAGGATATCACGTAGCAGATATTTCAAAAACTCCGGTTGAACAAAGAAAAATTACAGGATGGGTAGTAACTGGAACAAGTGTCGCGGTGACTGTTGACGCAGCTCTTTCAGGCGGCGCTGATTGTTCTATTATTGTCGCGCCAGGAATTACTACCACAGGAAATGGTTCGGGGTTTAATGCTTATGGAATAGTTTCTAATGGTGGATTGCAAGGAAAAATCTCCCAGTTTGTAATTACCAATAAAGGAACAAACTATACCTCTATCACATCGGCAACTGTAGATACTACAAATATACCCGCATTGAGTTCTGGTGTCGAAAATGTAAATGCTTGTAAAGTCAAACCCATTATCAGTCCAGAAAATGGTCATGGATTTGATGCTATTGAAGAATTGGGCGGATATTATATTATGATTGCAATGCGACTAGAATATGACGAACAACATACTAGACCCAATGATTCTGCTGTAGACACAACAAAGGTTATGTTCCCTGTCTCTGGTACTTCCGCTGTATTCAGGCAGATTGCAATAGTTGCAGATCCGGTTGAAAGAACTTCTTTAATTCCTGCCACAAATGTATCATATCGCGGCCCTGCATATTCGGGTGAGTGGGGAGAAGAATTTGAAACTACTTTTGACGTAGAATCTGGTTCTGGTAAAGTTCTCTATACCGAAAATAGACAACCAGTATCTCGCGCTATAGACCAAATCGAAGATATCAAGGTTGTGTTTGAATTCTAAATCTACCACGAACTTGCAAGCCGTTTAACTGCCTAATTGAGAGAAAAAACATATGACTTTAAATCTGAATGTCACCCCTTACTTTGACGATTACGACATAAACAAGGGATACCTAAAAATATTATTCAAGCCTGGCAATTCGATACAGGCAAGAGAATTGACACAAATGCAAAGTTTGTTACAACAACAAATTAGAAATTTGTCAGATCATTTCTTTAAAGAAGGCGCAATGGTAATTCCTGGCCAAGCAGCAATAGATGTAAATGCACAATATTGTAAAGTCATGTTGCCCACAACCCTACAATCGGCAACCGATTTTGTAGGAAAAATAGTCCAAGGTAATAAAACTGGTTTGAAGGCTTTAGTTGTAAAGCATGTTGACATTGTTGATGGTAATAGTGATGGAGATTTTACAGATTATGTTGCTGACGGCGACGAACCAACTACATTATATCTAAAATATTTAGATGGTGCTCCGAAACCAGCGACAACAGTTAATACAGGATCTGGCCTGATTCTAATCGAAAATACGGTGCCCGGCCAAACTACATTTGAAGTTAATGGAGAAAGTATTACAATAGACGAGGGTGCGACAGCAACTTTTGTTGAAGGCGAAACCCTTGTAACAACAGCAACTGATGGATCAAATTTGCTTTGTGAAGTGATGTCAAATTCTGTAGTCGTTAATCCAATTGGAAGAGGTAGTATTGGATTTATTGAAGAAGGCGTTTATTACATCGGCGGACAGTTAGTAAAATGTCATTCGCAGAGTATTGTTTTGAGCAAATATACGCCCAATCCTTCTTTAAAGATTGGACTAGAAATTTCAGAAACCGTTGTAACATCAAATGATGATTATTCTTTACTAGACACATCTTTAGGCAGTCCAAATTATAATGCTCCGGGCGCTGATAGACTGAAAGTTGTTTTAACTTTAATCAAAAAAGATATTGATGTAATAGACACTTCAAACTTTGTAGAATTGATCACTGTTAAAGACGGTGTGGTCGCCAAAGAGGCAGCAAGAGACGAATATCAAAGTTTAATGAAAACCTTGGCAAGAAGAACGTATGATGAATCTGGTGATTACACTGTCAGACCTTTCAAATTGGACATTAGAGAATACTATAACGAAAATCAAAATAATGGTGTTTTTAATATGTCTGATTTTGTATTTGATACAGATGCTGATGCCCGATGGTGGGCCGAAAGCAAGATGTCAGATGAATATGGTATGGTTATTGATGGAGTTGGTAGATCGCACCAAATTACTACACAAGATATTAAAAATTATCCAGACCAAGTTCTTGATGACACTCAGACAAAATATTATCCAGGCCTTACCCACGAAAATTTAATGACTGCTGTTAGAAATAAAATTGCAATTGGTATTGAATCTGGAAAAGCATATGTAAAGGGTTATGAAATAGAACCCAAAGCATTGACTAAAGAAGGCAAGTTTCTTATATATGATAAGGCAAGAGAAATATATAAAGAAAATAACGAATTTATTCCAGTAGATTTGGGATCTTTTGTTTATGTATCCGATTTAAAAGGACTCCCAAAAATAGACAGTTCTGTAAATTTAGTTAATTGTCATATCAGTAGTAATGCTGCCCAAAAATGGATTTCTGTTCCTTCTGATAGTGCTGATTCCACATTGAATATTGCTGGGATTAGCGTCGATGGAGTAAGTGCGGAAATCCCAACTAATATGTTTGTTGATGGAGGCACTACTTTAGGATCTAATACATTTGGACTTGATATTGTCGGGACTGCAAAAGTCAAAGCGATATCATATTTTGAAGATTCTTCAAGTAGTGCAAAAATAAATAACTATAGTACAGCAAATTTTAGACCCGTTTTGGTTTCAGATGAAACAGCAATTTATAAATTATATCTATATGATATTGAATTTGAGATAAATCCCAGAACCAATGTTGAATATAACATGGGTAATATTAGATCTATAACAGCTCAAGAAACGCATGGCTCTGATAAGTATTATAATTTTGGTGCAAATATACTACAAAAACTATCATTAATGCAAACTAATGGAACATTTACCAGAAAATCTATGATATATGAAAAAGATAATGATGCGATTAGAGGAATAACGTATCATTATAACTCGCTAAATGGTTTATTGTTAGTCAAACCACTAAATTCTGGAAACGCCGGCGGGACAAACGGTTTTGTCGGATCAGCCACCATATTACCAAGAGAAAGTTTTTCTCTCAACGTAGTAATATTAGAAGCGGTTGGGGTGAGTAGTGGCAACGGAGATTTTGCAAACAGTGGTAATGCCACAGATACAACCATTTTGAATACTGGGGTGGGGGGTCGTCTTTTCAGTAAATCTCTTCTCACGTCTTCTGATGGAAGTAGTATAATTGATACCGGAAACACATGGGTACAAACTATTCGCAATATTGATGATGTTAGTGGAAACGCTACAGTAGATACTCAATATTCTGTTATCAAAGAGTTTATAGGAGAAAGTAGCAACTCTGCTGGGGTGATCGAATTAAGTCTACCAGCAGGCAGTCCTTTATACTTTGAAAACAAACCAACTTTTTATAATTGTTGGAATGAACCAACCTCCTCAATTTCAGCTGCAACTATAGGCGCTCCACAAGGGTTTACATTCTCAGCGGATTTAAAAACAGTATCATTTACGGCTACTGGACTCCCTGTCAACCAAACCGGGCTTATAACAGTATCCGCTCCTGTCAGAAAAACCGAATCTAAAGAAAAAGTAAAAACAGAGACCCGCAAGATTTATATGCCATACTCTTTGACGAATCTTACAGGTGGTAGTATTGTGGGACAAAATTGGAACGCGATAGTTGCTACTAATGATTCAAACGATTCGACTACATATGATGTAGATATCGCAGGGTCAAGAAAAACTTCTTCTGGCACAATTTTACCAACTCTAACTGGATTGGGTGTAAGTGGTACATTAGAATTGTCTGTTTCCGAATTTCAACTACATCGTTCTGATATAATCGAATTAGAAACCTTATACGATACTTGTAACGTAAACAACCACGCATATAGAGTCGCAATAGATTCTGCCGATAAGAAAAACATTCATCAAATGTCTTTAGAAGATTTTGCATTTGCATTAAAAGCGTATAATTTTTATGAACAGACAGGTACGAGTCCGTTCAATATAGTTTTACAAAACTTATCCAATACTCAAACATACGCTGGAGTAGAAGCACAATTAACTATTGGCGGAGTTAAAAACCCATTTTCTACTGAAATTTTGACACTGTTTGTTGCTGGGGTAAGTGCCATCCCCAATCCAGCTGATGTGCCTATAAAAATTAATGATCTAACCGAAAGATATAGATTGGATACTGGCGCAAAAGATAATGTGTATGGTCTGGGAAAAATCGAACTTATATCTGGTAGTGTTCCTTGCGGCGGCCGACCAATAATAATATACAAATATTGGAGTCATGGTGTCGGCGATTATGCTTCTGTGGATTCATATACAGAGTATGTAGATATTGGATATAATGATTCAAAAAGACTTTCAGATGTTCTAGATTTTAGACCTCCAATGATTGCGAGTTCATTAGATGCTGCGGGTTGGGTACTTGACGGCGGTTGGCCATATGTATTGGGAGTAAGTGATGGACAATCACGCGAGTATCCTCAAACAGGGACTGCTATTAGTGCAGACATGCGAGCATATCTTGGCAGAATGGACAAACTTTATGTTATGCCAAATGGCAAATTCGAAATAAAGTATGGCAGTTCTTCTGACAATCCTCAGATGCCCGACGACCCAACTGATGGAATGGTTATATATGAACTGTCTACAGAACCATATACAATAGGGCCACAGGCCATATCAGTTTCCATGAAAGATAATAGACGATATACTATGAGAGATATCGGAAAACTAGATAAGAGAATTTCTAATCTCGAATATTATACAAGTTTAAACTTGCTAGAAAAAGACACTTTAGATATGTCAATCACAGATGGTGATGGAAATGATAGATTTAAGAATGGATTTATTGTTGATCAGTTTCAAAACCATAGTGTAGGTGCTACCGCTGACCCAGATTATAGGGTATCTATTGATGGGGATGAAGGAGAGTTGCGTCCTTTCCATACATCAAAAAGTGTAAATCTTTCTATTAATTCTTTAGAATCTAATGGATATGCTCTAAAAGAACAGAAAATTTATCTTCCATATACCAGTGAACAGATTATGGCCCAAGAAAAATCTTCTAAAACAATCAATGTTAATCCTTTTGCAATTTTCTCTTTCAGAGGATTCTTAAATCTTTTTCCGGCAACAGATGATTGGAAAGATACTAATCAAGCGCCTGATATTGTAACCGACAAAAGAGACGAATACGAAGTCTTTCAGCATTTATTGCCAAAAGATGGTGTCAT